CAACGCCGGTTACTCACCAGTATACCCCCGCACCTTCCGCCAACGGCCTTGCGCGCTGGGCAGACAAAGAGCATAATGGTGGCATCGCCATCGGTTACGCTTCAATCTCCTACCGCATCAAGGAACCGGTCAACGGAAACGGTCTCTTCCGCCACACCATCGACTTCACCTTCCCGAAAGTTGATTCGACCGTGCCAGCTCGTCCCGTTCTTGTTGGGATCGCGCGTGCAAAGGTCGAGTTTACTTTTCCTGACATTTTGAATGATCAGGAACGGAAAGACATCGTTCGTATGGTGCACTCGGCTCTGGCTCAAGATTCGGCTTCAACGCTCGGCGATAACATCGCCATGCAAGCGCAGCCTTATTAACAAGCCGGGGGATCTTCACTATGTTTAAAACAGCATATATGGGAGCAGTTGTCTCCTTGTGTGAGGATTTAAGGACGCCCATCGCACTCCAGGCGGCAGAGCTTCTTCGCTCCGGTCGTCATCTCGAGTATTTGCAACTCGAGATTAAATGGGATGCGTATGGCCTGAACCATCTGCGCAGCTTCCGTAACGACTACCTCGCAGTAGAGCTCCTGAGTAAATATCAGGGGCTCGATACGGGGATCGACACGGCGGCTGTAGCGCTCAGCGGCTTCACCACCGCTGAGGAACAATGTAAGGCAACGAACGTTCGACTCACCGACTACGCTAGCCCTGAGTGGGCGCGTTGGGCGCCGATAATTTCATCGGCACAACGAAAAATACAGCGTGTTATCGGTGACCGTCCGCGAATGGCCTCGTTGTTGGATCGGTTCAAGTGGGGTAAGGGCGCTACGTTTTCGTGTAAAAGCGAGGATGTACGCGCAGATCTAAAGCTTCTTGAGAAGCGAATCAGCGTCACCCCTCAGGCTTTGCCGTACTTACGTGCGGCAATGGCGACCGATTACGCGTGGTTACATTCACGCGGTGTCGACGCCTCGGGGCCCACCTCCCTGCTTTCCAAACACGATTTTGATATCGTGCGAGGTAGTAGAGGAGTAACGGTTCCGAAAAACGCGAAGACTGACCGGTTTATCGCCGCTGAGCCAAGTGGGAACATATTCCTACAACTCGGCGTCGGTTCATTACTGCGTCAGTGCCTGCTTCGCACAGGTGTCAATCTTGATGATCAACGTGAGAATCAGGATCTTGCCAGGGTAGCTCTGAATCACGGCTTAGCAACCGTGGATCTGAAGTCTGCCTCAGACACCATCGCATGGGAGTTAGTATGGCTACTGCTCCCTCTGCGTTGGGCCGAATGCCTTACGGCGCTCCGGTCCCCTGAAATGCTCATTGACGAAGTCTGGCACCCTCTGGAGAAGTTCTCCAGTATGGGTAACGGGTTTACGTTTGAGCTTGAGAGTCTCCTTTTCTGGTCTTTAGTGACTAGTTTGGTTGATTCGAAACAGGAATACGCAGGCATCACCTCTGTATATGGCGACGACATCATATGTCCCTCCGTTGCAGTGCCCGAGTTGGTGGAGCTTTTCCGCTTCGTTGGTTTCACAACTAACAAGAAGAAGACCCATTATACCGGCTTTTTCCGTGAATCTTGCGGAAAGCACTACTTTGGAGGAAAAGATGTTACCCCTGTATATCAGAAAGAAGTACCAAGCTGGAACGAAAAGAAGACATATCGGCCTAACGAGACGCGCGATTTTTGCGCGCTTTATCGGGCTCGTAATCGTCTTTTCTACCACGCTTTGGATCGAGGTGCCATGGTTGAAAATGGCACAGCTTATGCTGACAGTGCTTTCCGCAGGACAATAAAACTCCTTGATTCGGAAATACTTAAGCAGGGCCCCGTCGATCTCGTTCCCATCGTAGCAACATCGCAACACGTCTCGTTCTTCCGGCAGCAAAACCTAATCCTTAACGGATCACGCCTTACGGCGTCTGACTACGATAGTAGTCGAAACCCTATTTTGGACATCGGTCTAGCTGTTGATGAAAGGCGCTTGGCGCAAAGCGGTGGTGGATATCGTGGGAATGTACTTCGCTTTAAGGGATGGTCAGATGCTTGGGTCTATAAAGGACTCCGGTTTAAGGCTAAGAAGTTCCCTGGAGTTGGTGGTGCGTTGTTAGCGATTATGCTACGTTCACCCTCTAGCGAGCCCCACGCGGGGTTCGTGACGAGGAGGGCCGTGGGAAGCGTGACCAAACATCGGTACCGCTTCTCGAAACCGGGTGAACTGCGCTGGATCTAGGCTAACTTGTCCTAGGAACGGCGTTGGAAGATGGATCGTTATCCATTAT